GTTTATGGATTCCGACATGCTGGTACGTGCAGACATTGACGGAATCTTTAAAGTATATAATGACAACAACTATGCAGCATACTGTGTCAAACACAAGTATTCCCCACCTGAAGGAACAAAGCTGGACGGTGTAGCACAGACACGTTATCACAGAAAGAACTGGTCTAGCTTTATGTTATTTAATTGTAGCCACCCAAGTAATCTTCAGCTTACTGTAGATGCAGTTAACTTGCAATCAGGCTCATGGCTGCACTCTTTTGGATGGCTTATGGACGATGAGATTGGTTCTATCCATCAAGAATGGAATTGGTTGGATGGACACTCTGATCCTAATATAGAAGCAAAGAATGCACACTTTACTACAGGTGGGCCGTGGTTCCCAAACTGGAAGCCAGATCGTCCTATTGATGAAGCCTATGCAGAAGAGTGGAAAAAAACAGAACAAGAAATAGAAACACAACTTATACTAGAGAGTTTGTAATGGAATATACTTTTGTAACTAGCTTCCGAAAAGAAGACTACGATGTTTATGCAAAGAAAATGCTGGAGTCTGTGGCTGAAAAATGGAAGCCAGATGACTTCCGATTGGTTGTTTATCTTGAGGGGTACAAAGATACAAACGGCCTGGTTCAGTCGCCACAGATTGAGTATCGTGAAATAGAAAACATTGATGCACGTTCTTCTTTTATTAAACGTAACTCAGATAAGAATGGTCGATTTGCTGAAGCACCCTATAACTATAGGTTTGATGCAGTACGATTCTGCCATAAAGTATATGCCTATTCTGATCTCGCCTTTCAGCTTATTGAAGATGAATACAAGGGCTGGCTTGTCTGGTTAGATGCTGATACAATTACAAAGAAAATGTTTAAAGCAGAAGATGCTGCTAAACTCTTGCCTTCAAATGCAGACATTGTTCATTTAGGCAGGATTGATATTGACTACAGTGAAACAGGCTTTGTTGGCTGGAACATGAGTATGCATAATGCTGCCTCACTTATTGTAGACATTCGTGGAGCATACGACACAAACGAAATCTTTGGATATCGTGAGTGGACAGACTCTTTTGTATTTACTCGTTTACTAAAAATATACGAGGCACATGGTGCAAGAGTATGTAATCTGTCAGAGGGTGTACGTGGGCTGGCGGTCTTTGAACAATGTATACTGGATGAATACTTTACCCACAATAAAGGTAATCTAAAATATAATACCACCTCTCCTGACGTTACGGGGCCGCAACGATACAAGAAACTTGCTGACCTGGTTCGATACTATTCAGAAGGTAGAGACACATTTACCATTGTAGAAACAGGAACATGGAATGGTGGTCGTGCCATTGAGATGGCTCTTGCTGCATTTGAAAATGTAGATAAGGTACACTATCGTGGTTTTGATTTGTTTGAAGAAGCAACAGAAGAGACAGACAAAGAAGAACTAAACATTAAACAGCACAACCTTGAAGAAGCAGTCAATGAAAGGCTGCGCCAGTTCTCTGACAAGATGACAGAGAAAGGCAAAGAGTTTAGCTGGATGCTGAACAAGGGCAACACAAAGGACACACTGAAAAAGTCCCGACTTGATGATGTAGACTTTGCATATATTGATGGCGGTCACTCTTATGAAACTGTTGCTAATGATTATAATTATCTTTCTAATGTTCCTGTTGTAGTCTTTGACGACTTCTATACAAGAGACGGTAAGCCTGTAGAAGAAGAAGACCATCAAGGTATTATTAGTGTCTTTACAAACATCGAAGGAAAAAAGAAAGCAATTATTCCATCAGAAGATAGAACTGCTTTTGATTCTACTGTACATCTGGCTGTTGTGGTAGACAAAAAAGAAAAAGATATTCCCAGTAATTTACTGCGTGTGCCTATTGTTGTTAAACCAAAAGACTCTATGCCTTCTGATGATATTCAGAATAACATTAAAGAAAATATTAAAAAGATTAAAGACTTTGACTGGGTTAAAAACTACAAGGCTACAGATGAACATGTAATTATTGTGTCAGGCGGTAATGTAAACTTTATTGAAGTAAAACGCTTAATAAAAAAACACAATGCCAAAGTGTTCTGTGTAAAACATTCCTATCCTCGTCTACTAAAGAATGGTATTAAACCATTTGGATGTGTCATTCTAGACCCTCGCCCACTAGAGGGGGAAAGCACACACGGATTTATACGTAAGGACTTGTTTAAAACAATTGATCCTAGTACATTGTTTTTTATTGCCAGCATGACAGACTTGTCTGTTACAGATTATATTCTTGAACGCACAGATAATGTTCTAGGGTTCCACGCCTTTACTGATGCAGTCCGTGACATGTCGGTTACTGACAGTGTTAAGATCAATGAAAAGCTTGGTATCAAGAAGGGTGAGGTATTAATCTCTGGCGGCACATGTTCTGCCACACGCACACTGGGTCTTCTAGATACCATTGGTTATAGGAATGTACATCTCTTTGGTTTTGACTGCTCTGTTCCTGAAAAGGTTGCAAAGAAAGGCAAAGAAGAACTAGACGGCATGGGCAATCCTAAATACATCCACGTTGAAACGGGTGGTATTAAATTCTGGACAACAGGTGAACTACTAGCCTTGGCACAAGATTTAGAAAAGCTTTTTGAAAAGAAAGATATTGGACTCAACATTAAGTTTTATGGTGATAATACTCTTGCGTCTCAAGTCTTCAAGCAGTCTTACTATAACGAAAGTCTTGCCTCTTTTCAGGAGTTTCTAGATGGGCGTTCTTGAAAAAGAAAAGTGGGAAACATTTGCACAGAACTACTACATCAGTAGGAACGCTACAAAGTCTGCTGTTGCTGCAGGATATAGCGAAAGATCTGCATACAACCAAGGTCACGAACTTCTTAAACGACCAGAGATACAAGAAAGAATAGAAGAACTAGGTAGCGAAATAACAACAGATGTAGATGTTATATCTGAATTAGAAAAACAATACGAGGCTGCGAAGTCAAATGGTCATGGACAGACGGCACTAAAAGCTCTAGAACTTCTGTCTCGTGTCAGAGGTAACAATCAAGAAGACAATATACCAGATGACTTAGATACTCTCGAAAACGAAATAAAAAATTGTATTAAAATTATTGGTAAAGAAAAAATATATTCTATTTTAATTGAAACATTTCCAGAGGATTTTGAAGATGATAATGACGGTAGCTAGTACACTCTGTTATCTCTCGCTACAGGGGGTAACAATGTCATATATGAACGGTCGTCCTGCAACTCTTGTTCGTAGATGTACCTACGAGTGTCAGGATAAAAAAAGAACAAAGAAAACACATCAGATTTACTATGATGATCGCTGCCCCAAAATCATTAATAAAAATGTTAGGTCACTATACTATGGAAGATAAAAATAAAACTGCTTTTGTAACTGGTATTACTGGACAAGATGGTGGTTATTTAGCAGAACTACTTCTTAATAAAGGCTATCAGGTGCATGCCTTGTACCGCCGAACATCTCACGACGGTATGACACGTATAAAGAATATTATCAATCACGATAATCTACATCTACACCACGGTGATCTTACCGATACAGGCAGTCTTATCAAACTCTTTGATACACACATATTTAATGAAGTATATAATCTAGCAGCACAGTCTCATGTACGTGTGTCTTTTGATGTACCAGAATACACGGCTGACGTGGACGCTATGGGTGTTTTAAGGCTCCTGGAGTGCATTCGTACACTAGGTATGGAAGAACATACCAAATTTTATCAAGCCTCTACATCGGAGCTATATGGGAAGGTACAGGAAACACCACAAAAAGAGACAACACCCTTCTATCCACGTTCTCCCTATGGTGTCTCCAAACAGTTTGCCTATTGGATGGTAGTCAATTATCGTGAAGCATATAATATACATGCTTCAAATGGTATTTTATTTAATCACGAATCTCCCTATCGTGGCAGAGACTTTGTTACACAGAAGGTTGTGAAGGGTGTTGTAGATATACAAAACGCCACGACCAACTACATCAGTGTAGGAAATCTTGACGCTAAACGTGATTGGGGACATGCAAAAGACTATGTCGAAGGCATGTATCTAATGGTACAACAGCCCAAGCCTGATGACTATGTACTAGCTACAGGTAAGCTACACTCTATACGACAAATGATAGAGAAGTGTTTTGATTATTTTGATAATAAAATTACTTGGGACGGCGACGGTCTGGATGAAGTAGGTGTTGACAAATACGGTGATGTTGTTATTCGTGTTGATCCTAAATACTATAGACCAGCAGAGGTTGACCTTCTGTGTGGAGATGCAACAAAGGCTAAAGATGTACTAGGCTGGGAGCCTAAATACACCTTTGACGACATGCTCGAAGAGATGCTTGATTCAGCCCTTAAGTTTTCCGATTGACTTCAAGCCAAAGCTGGCAGCTATGCTGGCAAGGATACCCCAAGATAGCCATTCAGGACAGTCTTCACGTAGGAAGCGAAAGCCATCCTCAATATAGGGCTGTAGTGCAGGAACGAAACAAGCAAATATCAAAAAGATAAAGGTTAAAGTCCATGCCTCGTCTTTCCACGAGTCTGCAGAGGCAGACATAGCTGTCTCTTCCCAACTTGCATCAGACTGTACCTTCTTTGTTTTAGCCTCAATCTTGGCAACCTCTAGTGCTTGCTTTGCTTTAGCCTTTTCTGCACGGTTAGCCATCCACTGACCAGCTAGATTAGCAATTGGTGTTAGAAATTGTATCATTACTCTTCTCCTGATTCCATCATACGGGCAAGCGTGTAGGCTCTTGTCTTAACTTGTCTAGCCCACTTGCTGTCTAGCATTTCTTTTGCAGCCTCTACGTAATCTTGGTTGTCCAAAGCTGCCCACATTCTTTTAAACCCTCGTAAACGAGGAAGGCCGACATTGAAAGCCATGTCAAGAAGAACCCTAATGCGAGTATCGTTAAGGCTGCTAACAATAGGAAAACTTTGAACAAGCTCTCGCTCAACAATTTCAATATCGTTGTTGCACAGATAACGAGCTTCTTCTTCAGTAACCC